CAGATCGGCGAGACGATCAAGCTGCAGGAGGAGTTCCGCCGTCTGCATCTTGCCGGCGACAGCGCGGCTGACGGGATTCGGCGCAAGCTGGACAACAATGTCCGTGCGCTGCGTGACGCGGGGTTCGAGGTCGACCGGCTTGATCGCGCATATGCCCGGCTCGGCCGGACGGTGCGCGGACTGGAACTGAAGGCCGCCGGTCATGAACGACTGGCGGCCGGTCGCGAAGGCATGAGCAGCGCGGCGGGTGATGCGGTGAAGCTCGGTGCGGCCATCGCCGTGCCGACCGCGGTGTCGGCCCAGTATCAGGCAATCATCCGGGACATTGCCATCAAGGCCGGCATCGCGCGCACCGAGCAGGAGCGCACGATGTCCGAGCGCATCCGTCGCGACGCGCTGTCGAACGGAATGGGTCGCAATGAGTTGGCCGACGCCGTCAACCAGATGGTCGCGGCCGGGATGGACGTCGATCGGGCGCTGAACTTCGGCCCGGCCGTCGCGAAATTCTCGGTAGGCCAGGGAGCGTCGAGTGTCGAGACGGCGCAGATGATCCAGGCGCTGCAACAGAACGCGAACATCGCGGATCCCAAGGCGATGATGAAAGCGCTCGAGGCGATCGCGTATCTCGGCAAGGAAGGTTCGTTCGAGTCCGTCGACATGGCCCGGTGGTTCCCGGTGCTGCTTGCCGAAATGAAGAAGATCGGCATCACGGGGCAGGACTCCGTGACGCAACTCGGCGCGATGCTGCAGGTTCAGATGAAGACCGCCGGCAACGCCGACGAGGCGGCGAACAACCTCAAGAACTGGTTCTCGAAGATCGGTTCTGGCGAGACCGAGCGCAACTACAAGAAGGCCGGCGTCGATTACGAAGGGAAGATGAAGGAGGCGATCGGCAAGGGCTGGTCGACGCTGGAGGCTTCGTTCGTGCTCGCTCGGGCGTACATCGAGCGCGTCGATCCGAAGAAGGCTGCGCAGCTCGCAGCGGTGGCGAAGCAGCTCAACAGCGAGCTGGATCCCGCCAAGCGTCAGGCGCAGATGCGAGCCTTCGAGGACACGATGAAGACCGGCGACCTGTTCAACGACATGCAGGTCAAAGCGGCGCTGACGGCCTACATGCAGAACGCCGATCTGTATCAGAAGCTCAAGCGCAACGCAGCGGACGCCAATGGCGAGATCGACAAGGATCTCGCCGATCGCCGCGCAACGTCGAAGCAGATCTGGAGCGAGGTTGTCCAGCAGTGGGACGACGCGATGCGCAGTATCGGCGATGCGCTGCGACCCGTGACCGATCTTGCCGGGAAGGTTGCGAAACGGACTGGCGAAACGGTGCAGCGCGCGTCGGACGCTGCCCCCGGCGCGACGGCGGCAGTCGTCGGCGTCATTGGCACGGCGATCGCCGTTCGCGGCGCACGTGCCGCATGGAGCATGGGACGCGGGGTGCTCGACATTCTGCGCGGCGGTTGGATGGCGCGACGCGGTGGCGGTGGAGCGGCCGGGGGCGGTGCCGCCGGAGGGCGCGTTGGTAAGGCACTCGACGCGTTGAGCGGTGCTGCCGGAGGCGTGCAGCGCGTATTCGTCGTCAACCTGCCGGGTAGCGGTCTTGGCGGCGTTGCCGGGGCCGCAGGTGACTTGCTCGGCGATCTGGCCGGTGGCGGCTCCAGCGGCGGCCGTGTTCCGCGCGGTCGTCTCGGTCGTGTCATCGGTGCGTTTCGGACGGTCGCAGGCCGTTTCGCCCCCTACGCCGGGAAGCTGGCCGTCGCGGGCAGCGTTCTGAAAATCGCATTTGCGGCGAAGGACGCGTATGCGGTCGCGCGCAGCGATCAGCCGACCGCGCGGAAGGCGGAAGGGTACGCGAGCATCGGTGGGTCGCTTGCCGGGGGCGTCGTCGGGGCGAAGCTCGGTGCCGGTATCGGCATGCTCGGCGGCCCGATCGGTGCGGCCATCGGTGGCGTGCTCGGCGGTGCGGTCGGTACGTTTGCCGGTGGAAAGTTACTTGGGGCGATGGCGCGGTGGGCGACGGGTTCGAAGGACGGCGACAGCGACGCGGTGAAGGCGGCCGCGAAGGTGGCGGCCGGCCCGGACTCGCCGCAGTCGCGGCCGTTCAAGGTCGAGCAGCAAAACTCGTTTGCCCCGGTGTTCCACATCAAGGTCGAGGGCGGCACGGACGCGGAGATCGCCGACAAGCTGCTCGCGCGCATCAATCCGCTGATCCAGCGAACCATGAGCGAGTCGATGGACAAGAGCAACCGGTCGGCGATGTTCGATGCGCCGCATCTGTAAGGGGACGGGATGGACTTCATTTCGAGTGTGACGCAGGCGGCAACGCAGGCGAGCATCGCGTCCGAACGCGTGCGGCACGTAGTGCGCGTGTTCGATCGGAATCGCAGCGCGAGCCAGAACACGGTCGACACGCTGACGAAGCTCGCGACGGGGAACCTCACGTCGGCCGCTGACCTGTTGCGCGGCGCGACGAGCATGCTATCGGTGGCCGGAGACCTGAGTCCACAGATCGGCACGGTGATGCGCAGTTTTTCGGCGACGGGCGCTGCCGTCAGCGGCATCGTGAAGATGATCGGCGGCGTCAATCACCCGTTGATCCAGTCGGCCGCGCAGTCGGTCATGGGTGCGTTGGGCGACACGAAAACACGGTTCACCGCGTTGGTCGGCGAGCAGACGGCGGGCGCACTGCAGTCGTTCGCGCAGACGACCGGCCTCAGTTCTGTCCTTTCCGGCCTGTTCGACAGTGCGACGTCTTCCACCCCTCATCTGCTGACGCTATCAACGGATGACGGGGACGCGTTCCACTTCGGACTGTCGACGGCGGCGTTCGACAAGCTGCGGCGCTCGACGCGCTTCAAGATCGCATCGCAGGAACGGCTGAATCGCGAGGAGGCGCAGCAGCCAGTGAGTCAGGGCGGCGACACGATCACGCTTTCAGGCGTCGTGTTTCCGTCGCTCGGTGCCGGTTTCCGCCAGTTGGAAACGCTGCGCGCGATCGGCGCGAAGCTGAAGCCGGTGCAACTGACGGCTGGCACGGGCGACGTGCTCGGGCGCTGGTATCTGCACAGCGTCGACGAAGAGCAGGAGGCGCTGATGTCGGACGGTGCACCGCGCAAGCAAACCTACAGTCTGGAGTTTGGCCGCTATGGCGAAGATTTTGCGAACCTCTGACGGGGACATTCTCGACACGCTCTGCTACGCCCATTACGGGACGTTGAAGGGTACCGTCGAGGCTGTGTACGAAGCCAATCCTGGCCTCGCGCGCGAGCTGCAGCCGTTCCGGTCGGGCGTGTTGATCACGATGCCGGATCTCGACACGCCGCGCGACGAACCGATTCAGCTCTGGTCGTGACGGAGGGACGATGCGGGCAATTTTTCAGGTCGTCGCGAACGGCGACGACATCACGCGCGTCATTCAGGACCGCGTGCTGCGGATCCAGACAACCGACAAGCCGGGCCTTGAGGCGGATGAATGCGAGATCGAGCTGGACGACCGGGACGGCAAGGTCCGATTCCCGCCGAAGGGCGCGACGTTGAAGATCTCGTTGGGATGGGAAGGGCAGGGGCTGTCGATGCTTGGCGAGTATGCCATTGACGAGATCGTGCTGCGCGGGCCGCCCGCGACGATCACCATCCGCGGTCGACCGGCCAACATGCGAGCGACGTCGAAGACGCAGCGCAATGGCAGTTGGACGAACGTGAAGCTGGCCGACATCGTCGGCGACGTCGCGCGACGTAACAAATGGGTGGCCGCGTGCTCGGTCGACGCAGCGATTCCGCGCGCGGATCAATTCGGGGAGAGCGACCTGCACTTCATCACGCGTATCGCGCGGCAGTACGGCGCAACGGCGACGGTGAAGGCGGGGAAGCTGATTGTAGGGCCGATCGGCGGCGGCAAGAGCGCGAGCGGCAAGCCGCTGCCGGCGATCACATTGACGCCGGCCGATCTGACGGACTACGAGATCTCGTTTCCTGACCGCGCGAGTTTCGTTGCCGTACGGACGAAGGTGCATGACAAGAAAACGGGGAAGAAGATCGACCTGACGATCCCGAATCCGGACGCACCGCCGGGCGCCGCCGCTGTCCATACCGAGCGCCATGCCTTCGCCAATCCAGAGACCGCGAAGGCCGGTGCGAAGTC